GTGCGATTGTATCCCTAACCCCCTCACCAATTGTTCTAGTTTGTCCTAACGTTTCTGTTGTTAACTTAAAAGTTAGTTGTTCTAACTTAGAAGTGGCGTTTGTGATTTCTTTAGGGTTAAGTAAATTATTACGTATAGAACCTGTTAATGTACTTTTTAAGTCTTTAAGTTTTTGGTCAAATATACCTGTAGCACTCGCCAGTCCTTTTAACTCTTCAACCTCTTTACCTGCACCAGTACTACTATTTGTATTATCTTGTAAAAACATTATACCTTTTTAATATAAATATTTACCTTTGGGATTTTCTTTTCTCCATCTCTTCTCTTTGTTTGTCAAACTCCTCCACCAATTTATTAATAAAATATTTTCTCTCGTATGTGGGCATGTTCATCACATCTCCATATGTGAAGTTAACGTGTTTTGATAAGTAATAGATTTCGTCGAGCAGAGCGACTCTATATTCAGAAGAAAGGCCGAAAAAACTCCGCCCCAAAAGTGACTCTCACATCCACTTTTTCTCCTGACGGGGCGGTAACTTGTCTCTGTAAATCCAGTTTTGGCTCACAGTCTCTGAGATAGTTTCTGATAAATTTAGAATCAGAAATAGGTAAATTTAATACGAATTTTGAAATTTCCTCTCTACTTTCATTACCATCAACACTAACTATATGTCTTTCGAGTCTATTGGTAACTACAGGAGCCACTACACCTTGTGGGTATTGGTCAAACGTATCATTCAATTCTTTTATGTCCCCAATAGTCAGTAACTTACATTTTACATTATTTCCTGACTTTGGTAGTTTAAACTCAAATAACCCATCTGAGTTTGGTTCATTTTTTATTTCAGTAATATTTAACTCATCTAGTCTTACTGTAGATTGAAATGTCTTTGAAGTTTTTGGGTCTGTTAGAGTAAAATTATAATCAGGTCCGAAAGCAGTGTTTCGTAAGAAGACCATAATAGCTTCCATATCACCCTCCAATAAATCATCCACAATAAAATCGGGTTCATAAACTTTAGACTTTATCAATTTACGTATTAAGTCATCACCTCCTGTGTTTGATATTAAAATATTTTCATCTTGGGCAGTAAGATATCCAACCTTCACACTTTTCTTTTTGTTTTTATAGAACTTACCGTGTGAAGGTAATGTCATCACATCATGAGGTAGATTAAAATCTTGTTGTCCGTATTGTCTTGCTTCTTCCATATTGTATAAAAAAAAACCATAGGGAATGAACCCTATGGTTAAATATATTAATTATTTATTTTTTTTCAATAGTATTAGTAAACCAAAATACATCTATCAGGACGTAGTGTTGCGGTAATTGTTGCTAACGCATCATCACTATATCCTAAACTATCGAAATTAACATCAGTTAAGAAAGTACCTTGTAAAATCCACTTTTCGACTGCCACTCCTGTCGGGTCTAACATTTCTAAGTCTAAGTCTTTTTTATAACCAGCTGCATATCCCATACGACCTGTAACAGATTCCGCGGTTAATCTAACCCATTCCATCAATGCTTGAGATGCTGAGGGTCCGATTGGGTCTCTAAACGTTACATTAATTGTATTCCATGTGAATCTACCCGCAACATAAGTAGAAGTGTTTAAGAATGGAATCTCTGTAGAATTAATTTGGACATTAGGTCTTGAAGTTGACTCAACGTACCACGAGTTTATACCTAGTGATGAAGGGAAAGTAAGAACAAATCTATTTTTCCTTTTCGGTTCATACGGTACGGGCATTTTCATTAATAAATCAGCCATAGTATTTTGGTTTTAAATTTCTTGTTTATTTAATTATAAATATCAGCTCAGAACTTTTTTCTCTTTACTTTTATTTTTTTATCTGTAAAATCTTAATCCAGCAGTTATAAATTATACTTCTAGTTTATCACCACCTTTAGTTAAATAAGTTTTTACTGGGCTTTCTTCATATTCTTTATCTAAAAAGTTTTTTATTGATTCAATATTTCCTGGGTCGTCATCAGAAAAACCAATCTGAGGTACAAAATTGTTTTTAACATCATTTGTAAATGATACTTTTTGACCTAGTTTTTGACTCTGATATTTTACATAATCAATAAATTCTCTTAAAGCTTTAATCTTACCCTCTTCAGGATTAGACGCCGAACCCTCACCATAAGTAACAGGATGATACTTACACATGTCTAAATATTCCTTTATAAGAAGTTGGTCATCTTTTAGGACCTCGCCTGATAAATCACGATATTTTTTAAGGTTCTCGATTAAAGTCTGTGCATTTATACCATTATGATTTGTTACAATCATATTATAGATTGCGTCTTTTAAAACAGATGGTGTGTGTCCCCTAGCCGTAATTATTGCAAATATTGAACCTCCGTTTATACACTCTACAAAATCATTCCACGATGGTCCAGGTTCCGCTAATAGAGAATCTACAATAAATCTCTTATCCCCTTGAACACCAAAATTTCTGTATGGGTCATCTGAGTATCCAACAATAATTTCTCCATTATAATCAAATTCCTCATTACCTATTCTTTGTCGATATTCTGCAAAATCTTCTGTAGACATACCGACTTCACCACCTTGTTCAGATTGTAACATAATTTGAGTTGGCATAGTTACGATGTTATCGTCCCAATCAAAAGCGTAGTACTTTAAATCGGGATTACCGTCTTCTATACCTTCAGATAGACTAATTAGGTTTTTTCTTATAATCTGTTTAAGACTCATATAAATTACTTATTTAAGCTTTCTATTAATCTTTCCAATTGAGATTCTGTAACAATAATATTTTGAGGCTTTTCAGAATAAGTCTCAATACCGTTACTTTCTATTTCCATAGACTCTCTTAAAATTTTCTTTTTAAATTCCATGTTTTTATTTTTTATTAAACGTTTAATTAATGGCTAAAAATGGGGGATACCGAAGTATCCCCCATTTAATAATTATTAGATATCCTCAAATGATGCACCTGTTGGTGTAATTAAGAATTCAATATCAATAAATTCTAACGCTCTTGTTGGTTTTAGATAAATTTTACCTACTAATGTATTGTTATCTAAATCCTCAGGAGTGTTCTGAACTACGACTCTAAAGTCAATCAAACCTCTATCTCTTCTGATTGAATCTAAGATTGGGTTTACTGAATCCAAGAACTCTTGTCTTACTTGGTCGTCATTCTGTTCGAACAATAGTCTTACTGCGACTGCTGAAATCAACTTACGAGCCTGTAGTAACAATCTTCTAACATTGATTCTATCGAGTGCAGATTCTTTAACCTGAGTAGTTTTGTTACCCCAAATAACCGTTCCAACATCTGAGAATGTCGCAATTGGGTTAATTCTACCCTTGTAAAGAATATCTCTATCATCTTGTGTTAATTTTTTACGTGCTTTAATACCGTTAACTAAACCTCTTGTGTAACCTGCTGACGCGAACCATGGGAACGCAATATTATCAGTCAACGCCAAGTTTCTAACTACTTCCGCAGTTGGTGGTAAATATATTTGTGTGTTATTAACAGTATCTCTTGTTAAAATCCATGGGTAGTAAGTTGCAGTATAGTTAGAATCTATCCCCGTGTCTTCAAGATTTTCGGTTGCTTCTTGTGGGTAGATGAAGTCACCTGTAAAGTTAGATGTTGTATTAACAAACATGTTATAGTCAGGTGTAGTGCAGATATAAATCGAGTCCGCTCTATCAGTTTCAATCATATCAATCGCTTCTTCAATTAAGTTTGAATTATTTACATAATCAACACCTGGTGTTGTAAACACATTAATATTTACTGATTCAGGATTAACGAATGTCCACTGACCCCATAAGTAAGCGTAGTAGTCAGTATTACCCCAATCTTGTCTATCGGGTCCTGTTATAGTTTTAAACGCTCCCCATCCTGTAGCACTTGGGAATCTTATTGATGTAGCGGCACCTTTTAAGTATCCACTATTACCTAATATAAATCTATCTCCATTAGTTCTATACTCTCTGTAAATGTCCCATCCATCAAATCCACCTGTTGGAATCAATGTGAATTTACGTGCATTTAATCTATAATATGGTGATGTGTCTGTTGGTTCACTGTTAAACGAAGCGTCACCGACCTCGAAAGCGGTTTCTCCTGACGTTGTCCATTGACTTGAAATTGTGATGACAGTTGCACCTGAGTCCATGTGATATCCTTTAGTTAATACTGCCCATGGTGATGACTCAGTTGCAGTTGCTAAATCAGTAGGATTTTGTTTACCTTTGTAAGACGCAAAGTCCACGTCGATACCAACAGTGTTTGACACACCTAAGTATACTCTTCTTGGGTTATCACCTGCACTTCTTGTTACATTATCACCTCCCTGTGTTCCGAATGGAGGATTTGCGATAATTTCACCTGGTGTATCATATTTAGTCTTATAGATAAGATGTGGTGATTTATAGTTTTTATATTGTCTTGTTTGATAACCTCTAAATCCACACGGTAATGCGTCGATAGGTGCTTCTTCATTAACCTCTAACATAATGAAACGGGACTTCAATTCAAAATCACCATTTGCAGTACCTATTTTTTTAGCCACATAACTATTAAGATTAGGGTCCATAGTACAATTTGTGAATTTTTCTAACACCACAGGACTTGAGTCAGTATCGTAGAAATCTCTTACAACAACATCAAAAGTTAAGTTGTTAAATGAAATATTTGCTATAGATAATTTTATTTCTCTATTAGCCCCACTACCGTCAGATATTGATATAAACTTAAATAGGTTAAACACCTCGTTACCTCTCAATTCAGAAACCACATATGGAGTAGACGGAGTTTGATATCTATCTAAGTACCAACCGATACCTGTATTATCTGTGTCTGTTCTTGCTCCATTAAATGTTAATAGGTCAGTATTTAAACCTCTGATTTTACCTTGTCTATAACCTGTGTTTAATAAGTTATAATACATTTCACCAACCATGAGAGGTACATCATTTCTATCTTTTCCAAAATTAGACTGACCTAACATCTTACTTAAGAAGTTGGGGTCACTTAAAGTTAACGAAGTATCAAAAGTGAAAGTTTCTGAATCACTCGTAATACCTGATATTTGGAAAGTCGCAAATGGATTATTGGTAATTCCTGAATAAGCACCTGTAGAATTAATAGTTACATCGGTTAAACCTGACACTTCATATACAGGTCCATCGTCACTACTATATGTTGAGATACCTCTTGAACGTAATGTTGAGATAACCATGTTATGGTAATCGGTTATAACAGTACCCGAATATGTAGTGTCGTATACTACCGCAGTACCTGTATAATTATTACCTGACGTATTTGTAAGACCAGTAACAATTAAACCAAAACCTACACCTGAGTAGTCTTCACTAGTAGAGTTATAAGGAAATAATGCGTAGTACCAAGAATCGTTCTGTGACGCCTCAAAATCAGCAGTGTCTATAGTTAAACCATCAACGTCAAATATATTAGTACTACCTGTCCAGTTAGAGGTACCGGTAATTGTATCATAAGTAGCACCACTAACAGTTCCAAACATATATGCGGTTTTACCTGAATTTGATGGGTCTACAACATCTTTATAAAGACTTGTTTTAAAATCATCTTCTATTGTACTTACTCCTCCACTAAATGTTGTATAAGGTAAAGCAAAATAATTTTGTATATATGATGGTAAGTTTGAACCATCTACTACTGTTGATGTACTAGTACCTGACACTCCACTAAACGGAACAAGGAACGGACCCGCATTACCTGTACCGACTACACTATCCTTTTTAACGTTACCTACTGTAGATATAGACCAAGCGGGTCCGGCATCATAACCTGACAAACCAAGTATACGAGTTACAAAAAGTTGATTTGATTGTTGTAAGTATGCCTTAGCTATGTAAGCGGCCTCATACTTAGGAATTTGAGTATTTATAAATTTGGTTGGGCTTGTACCACCAAAATATGAGGTGAACTCATCGAAGTTTGTAATAAAAATGGGTTCGAACGCAGGACCTGACTGAGTTTCACCAACAATACCTAATGTAGTTACACCAACACTTTGAGCTACAAAACTTAAATCTCTTTCTGATGTATATACACCTGGAGATACGAATACTTTGTCTGCCATATTAATTAGTTTTCTATTTTAATTTATTTATTTGATAAATATTATCTAAAAACCGAAAGGACAAATACGTATAACGTATATTTATTTATTAGGCGCTATTTTTTCTACCTTTTTTCTGCCTTATTAAAAAAACCTACTTATGAAAATAAAAAACCTAAAAATTTCAGAAAAACATCATACATTATTAAAGACTTACTGTAATAAGAAAGGACTAAAAATGTATAAGTTTATTGAAAAAATTATAGAAGACACCTGTAAGGATGTAACAGACATTTATGGAGAGTAGTTAAGTACTGTAGGGTATATGTGCCTTGGAACGTATTATAGACTCTTTAGAGGAATCTATTTTTACAACGTCTATCCGTATTGTATCGTTAGTATTAATTTCAATTGAAGATAAGTCGTCCCCCATATAATTGTTGTTTATATACACAGAGTATTCATCAACATTAATAGTGTCTAAAAATGTTAGGTCTATTTTATATGGATAGACTTCAGACAAAGTAGTAACACCCGTTAAAAATAAAATATCTAAGTCAAAATTTTGCGGATTAGGTGGTTGTTTTTTTGCTCTCCTTGATTTTGTATCTGTACCTACTTCATATAAAGTAAGGGCTCTTGTAATTGCAGGAATGATTTCAAATTCCTCTTCGTCAATTAAAAATCCTAGCATCGTAAAAGTATAATTTTGGATATAGTACTTTCTTTTTTCAATGTCTAACACAGACTCGTCTGAAATATTATCTAAAATAATTGGTACATAATGTCCTTTTACAAAAGTATAAGCTTGTCTTGAAGAGAATTTTTGTAGAACAAGTTTGTTAAACTCATTCAAATGTCTCATTTTAGTACAAAATATTTTTACATTATATGTAATATCTACAGGTACTGGTTGTGGTATTTTGTATATATCCATACCTTTTCTCTGACCATCCCATGTGGGGACTTTCGCATAATAAAATTGTTTTCTATTAGGTATTGTATATTGAAGTGATGGGTTTGAACCATATTTAACTTCGGGCTGTCTTACTGTGGCAATGAATGGTGGCTTTATATTTTTGTCTAAGTCTTGAAATCTCCATGTTTCCGTAAACTGAGCCCAATTCTGAGTTGTAATAATTAAATCGACAGGATTTACAGTTTTACCATCCGCAACCATTTCTAAATCATCCTTTACAAAATCCAACATTCCACGGTCTAAGTCAGCGTGCAAAACACTTTTTGGTAGATAGGTGCCATTTTCTTGAATATATTCAAGAAGTTGCTCCCTTCTTTCTAATAAAATCTTATCAGGAGTAATTTTTAAATCTTTTTTTATTTTTTTTGGAAACGCCATTAACCTACAATTTCATTAATATGGAATATTTTATTTTTTGTATTAATCATATCTATCTCATTCGCATTATATACCGGTTCTTCCGTATCTCTTTTAACAAATGAATCATATTTGTAAGGATTATACGTAATAACCTTTTCATTACTTTCGGGGGGTAAATTTTCACAAGGAAATTTACAGTAGTCTACTAAGTCACCAATAACAAAAGCGTGAACATTTTTTCTCATTTCTTGTCTAACTTTTTCTTTACCACCTTCCCTAACTCTAAATTCAACATTTTTTAATTTCACATAGTCGGCATGCATCATTACTCGACCTCGGTACTGAACAGAAAATGTTTTTTTATGTAAATTGTAATAGACCATCACCCTCTTACCGATTAACTCGTCAGTGTGTTGCTCATTTATTAAACCCATACGTGATTTAATAAATTTCAATTCATTTAATAATTTTTTACTCATAATCCTCTAAATTCATTATCGTTAACAGGAGACGCAACAATACTTCTATAAAAAGGTTTGTACCCCCCATATGTGTGTTTATTATCACTAACGACTCGTCCATCGTTTACTACTGAATAGTATCGAACACGAGACTCAGTTTCATAATACCCAATATAATCACCATATTCAATCTCAATACCAAGTTCATCCAAAGTATCTTGATAAACACCTACTTTTAAATTACCAGGTTCCATCTGAGACATACTACTCTGACCGTAATTTTGGTTTTCAGGTTGCTCTACCTGAACATAACCTCTAAACTCAACAGGAGGATGGAATTTTATACCGTCTTCCACAGTTTCACCATATACATCATCAGTTTTAGTTTTTTGTCTATCTACCCTATAAAGAACGAGTCTAAAATTCATATCACCCTCGAGCCATTCACGGCCCATAGCGATATCTAACTCGAAGTCTTCGGCACCAAAAAACTTTTCTAATCTTGTAATAGGTATCTTTCTTCTACTCATTATTGATAAATATTCAGTTATTTGTTATATTTAACTGTATTTACTTACCCGTTGGAAAATAAAACTTTGAATAACTTACCTGAGGTTAGAGCTCTACGTATTCTTGAGGATTACGGTGGATATAATAACTATATCTTAAATCTTCAATCAAAAATGAAAAAGTTTAATCATTTTAAATTGACGAGGGCACAATCAGATTATATATTAAAATTTCACGAAAGAACACCTAAGATTGCAAGAAGATGGGTTGAGTTAGATAGTTATTTTGCACAAAAGTTAATGGATGATAAACTTCTAACTAAAAAACCTGAGAAAATATATGTTGAAAAACTTTTGGTAGAAAAAGAAAAATCTTATCACATTTGGGGTAAGCTTTTTGACAACGAAGAACTTTCTAGTATATGGTTACCTAAAGTTGCTTTACAAAAAAACGAACAAAGAGAAGTAAACATAGACTATGAAAAATACTCTCATCGTCCTCCATTATCACATCAAATAGAAGCCATAGAAAAACTTGTAGGAAACGATAAGTTTATTTTAGCAGATGATATGGGACTTGGTAAAACTACGTCTACAGTAATCGCGTCATTAGAAAGTGAAGCTGAAAAAGTTTTAATTATTTGTCCCGCGTCATTAAAAATTAATTGGCAAAGAGAGATAGAAAATTACACAGACAAAGAAATCTCAATTATAGAAGGTAAGAAGTGGGAACCGTCAGATTATACAATAATAAATTATGACATCCTTAAAAATTTTCACGACCCAAAACACCCCGATAAATCAGATATACTTAACTATGGATTTGATTTAGTTGTTATGGATGAGGCACATTACATTCAAAACGTAAAAGCTGCAAGAACAAAAATCGCAAACAATATAGTTAAAAAGGTAGGTAAGGTTTGGCTTCTTACAGGAACACCCATGACCTCCCGACCGATGAATTATTATAATCTTTTAGATTTAGTAGATTCTCCCGTCGCGGATAATTGGATGGCTTATGCTATAAGATACTGTGCAGGATACCAGTTTAGTGTAGGGGCAAAAAAAGTGTGGAATGTTTCAGGGTCATCCAATCTCGAAGAGCTAAGAGACCGAACAAAACCGCAGGTTTTGAGAAGGTTGAAAGAAGATATTTTAGACTTACCCGAAAAAATTATTACTCCTGTTTATCTAAAGTTAAAATCTAAAGAGTATGAAAAATTAATGGGAGAGTATTATGATTGGTATAATTCATCGGAAGAGTCTACTTCACTTACAATACAGTTTTCTAAACTTATGAAGGTTCGACAAGTAATAGCGGAAAGTAAAATAAAAAATACAATAGAAGTTGCCCAAAATATTATAGACCAAGGTAAAAAAGTAATAATTTTCACCAATTTCACAGATACTTTAAATAAAATAACTGAACATTTTGGTAAATCCGCAGTTAAACTCGATGGTAAAATGTCTAAACCACAAAGGCAACATTCAGTAGATGAATTTCAAAACAATGAAAAAATTACAGTGTTTGTGGGTAATTTGAAAGCCGCGGGTGTGGGTATAACATTAACAGCCGCTGAAGCGGTAATTATGAACGATTTATCTTTTGTTCCTTCAGACCACTCACAAGCAGAAGATAGGGCATATAGATATGGACAAAAATTTTCAGTATCAGTTTACTATCCTATTTTTGAAAACACTATTGAGGGTATTATATATAATATTCTTAATAAAAAGAAAAATATTTTTGAAACTGTTATGGGTGACAATGAAGGAAAGGGTGATGTTATGGAGGAAATACTGACTATGATTTCTCAAAAAAGATGAATTATTCTATGTTCCGCGTTATTTATAGATAAAATAAATCATGGGAACTAGTTCAAAAATACAAAAGATATTAGATTTAGAAAACCGTATCATTACCGAAAAAATAGGTAATAAGTTACCCAAACAAATATTACAAGAAATGAAAAAAATAGGAATCGAAAGATTACCCTATTCTTATTCAGCCGTAGAACGTTTCATAGATAAGGAAACTATGAATGTTCATTACAACAAACACTACAAAGGTTATGTTGAGAAGCTTAACAAAGCAATTAAAAATAAGAAGGGTAAAGACAAAACACTAGAAGAGATAATTAAAACTATATCTCGTTTTGATAGAGGAATTAAAGACAATGCGGGAGGAGCATTTAATCACGCACTTTTTTGGAAGATGTTAAGTCCGAAAAAACAAAGGTGTACTGGAGACATTTACAAAAAGATTATTAAAGAGTTTAAAACATTTAATAACTTTAAAAACCAATTTGAGTCCGTGGCTCAAAAAAGGTTTGGCTCAGGATGGGTTTGGTTGGTGTTAACCAAGAACGATAGACTTAAAATTATGTCGACAGCCAATCAAGACAATCCATTGATGAATACTGTAAGAGGTGGTGGCTTTCCTTTATTAGGATTAGACTTATGGGAACATTCTTATTACCTAAAGTATAGAAATAAGAAAGATGATTACATCAAAAATTTTTGGTCAGTAGTAAATTGGTCTTTTGTAAATGAATTATTACAGAGTCAAAATAAAGAAAGTTTAAATGAATCAGTTAAACCAAAAGAGTTGTTAATAGAGGGTGAAAGTACAGGATGTTCGTCAAGACAAGTAAGAGATACTATTGATTTATTTAATCGTAATCCAAGAGTAAAGTGGTCATACCGAAAAGCAATCGACGAAATATTCAAAGAGATTTTTAAAGATTACTGGAGAGAAAAACAAGGTAACCAACTGTCAGGAATATATGATTTTGAATATGACGGGGTGAAGGAACCTGGTCGTTCAGTACTAAATAAAATTAATACAAACGCATCAACCTTTTGTATTTTACAAAACGATATGAATAAAGTATTAGCATATTATGGGTACACCCCACCAATAAATTTCAAAGGTAAAAATGAGGCACAGCAAATTCAAGAAGTGTATCGATTTATAAGATATATAAAACAATTTAAAGATAGATTGTTCGGACACGCCTCCAAGACATTTACAAACATGTATCAAACCGTTGACCGAAGAAATCGACAGGGTGATAAAACAGAACAAAGCTCTGTAGAAAAATTACAAAAGATTTTTGGTGACGGAAATGTAAAACAAGTTGGTGAGTTGGGAAGTGTTGAGGATGCTCTCGGAGGTATCGACGCAGTTATTAGAACTAAAAATGGTGATAAGACAGCACAAATCAAACCATTTAAATATTACAAAGAGTCTGACGGAAAAATTACTATGGTCGGTACAGGTGTTATAAAACAATATAGTACCGACTTAATGATTTTTCACCACAATAAAAAGGGAGTTATGGTCTTTGATAATTCAAATACTGAAATAGTAAACGGTCAATATGTGTTTGATAAGTCAAAACTATACGATAAAAGAGGAATTGTGTAACCATAGATATTTATAGAAAAAGAACTCAATGTCTGTAATAACCGAACCACAAAGAAGTAAACTATTTACAAGAATAAAACACCTGTTAGGAGCACCTATAAGAGGGGTTGAAATAACAGATGAGATGATGGATTCTCTTTTAGAATTATCCATTCAGGATTATGCTCAATACGTTAACGACTGGTTAATAGAGGCACAATGGACTTCGCTTTACGGTCTTAACTTAGATGAACAATCCTTAACTAGAGCATTTATATCAAGAAGTTTAGACTGGGAAACTCAATACACATATGCATATTCTAAGATTGTAGGATTACAAGCGGGAGGAGACTCAGTACTAAAAAAAGACTACATAGACTTAGTAAAAGGACAACAAATATATGAAATCCCAAAGGGGAGAGAATTAAATGAACTATTATGGTTTACACGTTCTGAATTAGATGCTGCATATTTTGACCCATTTATGGGTGGGTTTGGAGGTTTTGGAGGAATTGGTTTAGGTGGTGCCGCTGGTTTTTCACAAATGGGTACTATGGGTAACTATTTTATTACACCTGCCTTTGATATCTTATTAAGAATGCAAGACATTAATATTAAGAGAAGAATCATTGCAGGTGAATTAACTTACCGAGTTACTGCCCTTCCTGACGGTAAAAAGGCAGTACACTTAATGAATGTTCCTGGTGGTAAGTTTGATTTTGGAAACATTCAAAATAACGAATATAAAGTTTGGTATTGGTATTATGAAACTGACGATAGAGAATCATGTTTAGCTGAAAATCCAGATATTGTTAGATTACCATCGGATATACCTATAGATGAAATGTTATGGGAAGAGTTAAATAATCCCGCACAAACGTGGGTTAGAAGGTGGTTTACATCCTATGTGAAAGAATCATTAGGTAGAGTTAGAGGTAAGTACCAAGGTAACTTAAAAACACCCGACTCAGAAATTCAATTAGAATATGATTCATTATTAACTGAAGCTAAAGATGAAAAATCTAAATTGTTAGAAGAGTTAACACAAAGATTAGAGAGGTTACGACCAGACAAAATGATGGAAAGACAGGCAAGTGAGGCTGAAAATCTAAACAAATCCTTACAATACAGGGCATTCCCAAGACAATTTTATTCTATATAATATGGCTATTTTTAAATCAACACCAGTAACAAAAATAATTAATGGTCTTACCATTAAAACTTCAGAAGCCACCCTATTAAGTAATTCAGTTTATAAAACAAATGGTGAGAGTGCAATTATCGTTAAGGACTTAAAAGCCTGTAGAATTGAGTTAGATTCTACGACTACCGAGAATGTAACGATAAAAGCACTTTGTGAGGTATTGGTTGTTGCGGACTACTCTATTGATGATGAATATGATGAAATACAACTTAATTCAGGCGCGTCTGTAGAGTTAAGATTTTTAAGAGATGGGTGGTATATTATGTCATCTGATGGGTTAAAGAACTCATAATACTCTTGTTTTTATTTACATAATCGTTATTAACTAATTCAATAGTATTATCTACGTACATGTAAAATGGGTCTATCCCCACAGAGTTCCAAAAAACTTGCTCAGTATCAGAAAGAGTTAAAACCTCATCAAGAGTGTCTTGGTCACCGTCCTTTCTTGGATATCCTCTAACTAATTCTGTTTGTGATTTAGTAAATAAGGGTCTATCTTCAGGGTTTTCCACAAGTATCTCATCTCTAATCTCAGGAGAAAACACAACCAACAAAGGTTCGATACGTTTGTTAAACGCCGTTATATAACGGGGGACATTGTATTCCCCCAACTTATCGGGTGTTTGTTCAATATCCTTTTCATCTACGTGATAACAATTAATCACAACCTCATCCTTTTTCTTTTGTACATCACCATGTGACTTACGAGTACCATTGTTTACATAATATATTGTATCACCCAAACCCACATTAAGGTTATTTGCTAAAGCTAACTCCATATGTGCTTGACGAGACATAAAAGAACCCGATTTAGTTCTTTTTGTAATATGAACTTTGTATTCGTCTAATGTTTGTTTTACACGAGCCTTATTTGCAATTTTTGCAATAGGAATCTCCTTATTGTATAGTTTACCGACATAATCATAGTAAGAATCCAAAAACTCTTGACCCTTACCGTCCAACAACATACGAAGTCCTGAGTCCAAAAACTCAGCAACGTATGTCTGTAGTTTCTTAGATTTAATTGTGTTACCTGTAAGTTTTACTTTTCCTTTATCTGTAAGAAGGGCGTAGTTTTTACGAGCCACATTAATGGTTGCCGGCCATTGTCCATCAGTATCGAGACCCATTTCATTTCTCATAAACAAATCATTATATTCCGCAACATCAGCTTCAGAACCGTGATATTCTTTACCTTCTTCCACTAGACCATTTAAACCTTTTCCAATATATGTGTGTGAATCACGACCTTCAGGAACGGAGAAGTTCACACCGTCCGTATCCATAACAAGGGGTTCATAACCTCTCTTCATAAACCACATAATCATCTGCCTCAAGTACTGTCTACCCGTGCAAGTAATTTGTTCCCCCATATCCATATCACCCCACGGAAATACTTGTGGTGCAGATAACGAACCGAAGAACGCGTTAATAAAAATCTTAATCGGAAGTTGTTTGCGATTATATTGTGAGGACAACTTGGGGTCAGACTGGTAATAATCTGCGGCTAATGTCTTATATTTAATACGGGTATCACGGAAATACTTAAGCATACTCTTCATCGCTCCTGTAACATCGCACTTGGGGAAGACATCGTGTACGAGCTGAATAGAGGGGTATAGAGACGAGTAGTCAAGCTTAAGTACATCAGTGGAGTACCCGACCTGTAAAAGTCGAGAGAGACCCCCTGTAAACGAACGCTTGTCCCCTTTCTTAGGTATAGCGAGTCCGTGCTTGTATGACCACGACATCATAATCATCTTCCATAGTGTAGCGGTACCCATAGTAGAAAGTCTCTCATATGTGGTAGGTACAAGTTTTGCAAGAAGGAAGTTGGCTTGGTTGAACTCCTCGTCGACAACCATTGTTTCCCAAATATCGTCATAAAGGTATCTTTCTATGAGGTACTCTCCATTCACCTTTTCATAATGACCAGGAAATCTTTCCATAAGGTTTTCTGTACCAGGTGAACCTACTTCTTTATACCCACCTGTTTTGGGGTTAAAGTAATAGTCCTTATTATCAAAATAGATTTTACCAATCTTATCACCCTTTACATACACACGGTTTTCTTTTTCTGCTCCGATAAACTGTGTGATATATTTAAGTCCCCAACTCTTAATGTCTGAGTTAATAGCTTGAGCTCGTCTGACGGCATGAGCAATATCCACTATGTTATACCCCCACATCATCGTTTGGGTGTAGTCTTCCATCTCGTTGGCGAGTTTTAACATCCCCTTCTTTTGACGCAAGGTTTTTTCGGGATTTAATGTCTTTGCAATCTTATCAATGTCCAATCCAAGAATAGTCGCACGGGTTAAGATAAATGGAAAGTCGAAGAATGCTGAGTTATAACCACCGACGAGAGTAGGTTTTAGATAGTTAATGGTATTAAAGAAATCGATAATCATCTGCTTCTCTTCTTCTTCATTTTGTGCAGCAATAACCTTTTCAAACCCACGATTGTCCTTCATACCAATAAGGAATATTTTATCCTTAGTGGCGTCGAGACCCGTGGTCTCAATATCGAATACAAATCGGTGAACCTCATCATATTCATCAAAACCCTTAAATAAACGTTTTTGTTTTTGACAAAGGTATTGTTCTACAGGTGAAAGTATTGCAATAGAATTTGTATTTTCTCTATCCCATGGGTCTAAACCACCCATTTTAAAAAAGTTAACAAGATTAGAATAAGTTTTGGTGGTCTTTACCATATACTTCAAACCTTGTTCCATTCTTTCATCACCACGAGTATCTAACTTTTCAATAATAATACCGTGTTTTGTCATCGCCTCCTTCTGTGCGTATTTGGAACCATTGTAAAAGTTTTTACCTTTTAGGTCACCAACCCACGCAAACGGAATAAATGTTTCTGATTTGATTTGCTTTCCATTAAGCGGGTCTTGAATAATCTTAAAAATCTTATTAGACCTATAGTCGTATTCTAACGCTACTATATATTTTTCTTCATCCTCACCGTGGAGGAACTTTTCAATTTCTTCTTGAGATACCATAATTTTAATTTTTACACTTGAGATATTATCCTCATATCGCGGTGATATGATTCCTCTTAGTATTAATTAAAATATATGTGTTTTTGTAGTTAGAGTCAATTTATATTAATAAACAACTGTTCTCTAATCGGACATATTAAATTCCCGTCCTTTGTAGTAATTGTAAATTCCCCAATAAACCTACCTTTTTCGTTAGTATCTCTCGATGTCCATTTATAATAAATGTAATATTCTTCAGGTGAATCGGAATTGTTTAATAATTTTTCGGTTATAAACGCATTGTTCATAACAATTTTTTGTGCTCCGTCCGATTCTCGTTTCATGGAGAATCTTATGGACGCATTAACTAAGTCCTCATTAAATTTTTTATAATTGTCTGTACGACCATCATTCACCACTTCCATGATGAGTATAGGTAACGTACTGTCTTTTTTTATGAAAAATTCCATATTAACAACCTCCTATTATTTGTATTTGACCCGCGGCTCCCTCAACATCGTTAGTACCATACCAAAGAGTACCAGTGATACTACCAGCCGGGAATCCAGAGCCAACTGTGTCGACAACAATTGTTGAATTCCATGCACCGTTATTATCAAGACCGTTTGATGAATTTAAAGCGTCAGTACCATTTGGTGTAGATTCTGATGACAATGCATAGTTATCTGCAAACCATAGTTGTGTTGTCGAACCTGAACTACATACATGGAAATGATATTCAATACCACAATCAAGCTGTAATGTCGGCTCAACCTCCCCGTTAAATACCCACTGTCCGTTTTCGTTCAATTGTACGTTTACACCAACAATAAGTCCTGTTGGGTCCGACAACTCAGGGTCATGGTCACAAGTACCATATAATTGTATCGCCATACTACCTCCACACTCAGAAAGTGTGTAAACGGTATTACCTAATTCTGAGGGAACTATTATATAAAGTTCTTGACTTGCAAATGCGGGTCCAACACAACTTTCGTTAAATTCAGTTTGACTATAAGTGATACACTCAGAACCTGATGGGTACTGTATTTCAACACACTCACCAACGGTTGTTGGTAATCCTGACATTGTTGGAATTGAAATTGTACACTCAATTAACCCACTACCAATACCTATGTCTTGTATTGAGTCACATAACAATAAGTCACAAATACTTTGATAGGCACCTGAACCTGAAGTCGGCATGTACCCTAAGAATACATTTACATCCTCAATAGGACTACCAACAGTTAAGGTTTCTATATTTACTTCTTCACACGGTGGTGGTGAAGGTGTGGGTGTTACCGTAATAGTTGGCGTTATAGATGGTGTTACCGTAATACTTGGTGTTATAGATGGTGTTACCGTGATACTTGGTGTTATTGATGGTGTTACCGTAATACTTGGTGTTATTGTCGGAGTAATAGAAATCGAAGGAGTTATTGACGGAGTGGTAGTTGGTGTTGGTGTTGGTGATGTCACATACGTAACACCACTACATTCACACCCTGTATCTCCCGAAATATAATATTGCACACAACTATCATTAACACTAAATCCTTCGGGGTTTACTGTTATAGGGAAATCCTCATAAACAATATCGTCAGCGACTAACTGCCATGAGGTGGGGTCACAATTACTTATGTAAACATCATAAGTACTTATGTTCGCTATTTCACTTCCTAAATTTATCGTTATAGATGGCATATATTATAAATATTTAAATTATGAACAACAATCACCTCCACTGTAATTCCATAAAGATGGATTGGCGTTTGGTCCTTGACTAGTAACAGTTATAGTTTCGGGAATTATACATTCGTTTATGGTTGTACTACCTCCACCCTGTATAGTTAAACTTCCAGTACTACCGTCACATAAGTCATAACTAAACGCTAAGTTATACCCTAGACCTGATTGGTTTGTGTTGTTTATGGTTACACCAGTACAAGACTCAACAAAATTAATTTGTCCGTAATTAGTTAGACTATCTTCTTGTCCGTACCAATAACCACCATTGTCGGATAAGTTTGAATCAAAGGTTACACTAATAGTTCCTAAATTTTCACCATTATTGGTTACCGTACCATCAGTTATTTGATAATCATTTGCTGGTGATGAACCTGCAACATTAAATTCATCGGCAATAAAGAACCCTTCTGTCGCACCTGTTGCACAAATGTGGAAGTCGTACTGTTGTCCACATATAATATTTAAAGTTGGGTTAACCTCTCCATTAATGACCCACTGGTTAGATTCGTTTAATGTAACATCAAATCCATTGATTA